CGTAGATTAAATCCGCCTGCTGAAAATATATTGATTGAGCCGTTTTTACTAAACTCTAACCAGTGACTACCGCTTTGACTACCAACGTATAGTATATCTTCAGTGTCATTCATTAGAATTTGATGCCCACCACTGGTACGTAATCTTATTAGTTGATCTGTTCCATCAGCTGCCGACCCGTCGTCCATAACAAAACTATGACCGCCACTGCGATAAAATACCACATCTGGATCACCTGGAACTTGATCACTAGAAGTACCTTTGCGACCTGGGGTACTAATACCATAAACGTTGCTTGGTGCTTCGCGCATACTACTGCTACTAATAGCACCACGGACAGGATCTCTATCTAAACCTTGAGTAACATAACTCATTGACGCAGACGGGTGTGCATAGCGAGGAGTATTAACCAGGCCGTCAGAATTAAATGCTGTACTATTAGAAATACTGTATTCACCAACTGGTAATACACTATCACTTGAGAGGTATTGATCAACTTCGCCAGCACCTGTGGGTTTTGTGTGTGCCGAGCCACCAATATTTCGACCTATGCCGGGAACCATATGATGATTAGGACTATTGTATACGCAGGCAAACCAATAACCACGGCGCATGTCGCCAGCAATAAATGTAACTAATACTTTATTTCCCACATCTGGTGGAACACACCACATACCGTAACTTTGTCCAGCAGTTGCTGATCCATCGGGGTTATTACCTTGATCTGCGCCAAAGGTTGTTCCATAAAAAGGGCTAGCATAACTAACTACAATTTGATCTGATTTGTTACCTGCATCGGGATTGTCAACAATGCCGCTAAACTCAGGAATACTTACAATAAGCTGTCCCATGCGACTGCCCTCAACGTGCCCTTGTACTATTGCTTCGTACGGTCCTGGATCAATACTAGAACCAGAGTCTTTGCTATTTGCCTTTGACTCTTTGCTAGCACCTTTATATCTTAGATTATCTGCCATTTATTGATTATTCCTATTGTCTTGCCTGAACACCAACGCCGTTTGTGTTATTAACTGAAAGTCCAGCATTAGTAGTCAATTGAAGTGTGCCTGGTATTAGTGTTGCCTGCCCATTTAAATTTGTTCCTAGTAAAGGACCAGTAGAGTTGGTAGCGGTATTTACTAAATTTGTAACCGGCAAACTTGCAGTTGGAGAAGTAGGCGATCCGTTGGTACTAGTCGATTCACGTTGGTTAGTTTGACTAATACTTGATGCTGAGTTTGCCGAGGGCGCTGTTTGATTAAGCAACTCAGACCCCAGTATTCTTGACAATGTTACAGTTTGATTAAATACACCTTTAGAAAATTTATTTACAACTTTTGTTATTTTATATTGTCCACTAAACAATGAAGTCACTGTACCATTGCGTTGGAGTTCCGGATACATTAATCCAGTTTGACCGTAATCGACATCTATATCAAGCGGAGTATTAATCTGTAATCCAGCATTTAGCTGTCCGGAATCCATTCGCATATGACCATACGCAACTGCAAAATCATATTGACTCATTGAATCCCAACTATTATAAATTGCCGACTGTGTTGGACTAGGTGCATATAACCAATCGTCCTGTTTAATAAGTGTAGGATCCCCAACTATATCAATATCAATTACCAACATGTCGGCGTTGAACTGTTGTTTAGATTTTAATACATCTAATGCTGTGATAGCCGCTTGGCGACCACCAAGTCCATTAATTAAACTCATGTTTTGTAACTTAGGTTGTACTCTTACTTTTCCTAGTAGAGGAGTATTTTGCAACTGAGGGGCTACTGTTGTAGCAATAAAGTTTGAGGACCACCCATATCCGGCTCCGGCATCTTCACCTAAGTTTTGTACAGATGAATCGGCTGTTACCTGTGCAGCCGAAGAAATAGTTGAGTAGGCCAATACTGCTGTATAAAATGCCAGATTAAAATCTGCTTTGATTCCAAGTACTTGAGTATTTTCGCCGGTGTATGTGTAGTTATAGAGCTTGCAAGTATACGGACGAGTGTCAGCTAATGCGCTAGGATCCTGTGAATGTGTGCCTCCCCAAGTAGCATATTGGTGTATTTTAAATGTTGATTCATATGCAGGGAAACATCTCATTTTGTCATACGAATCATAACCAAGGTGTATACCACCAGATCCGTCGATTCCTTTATGTAATATTTGCGATACAGTTTTGTAAGTGTTAACAATAACACCATCATTGGAAGGTTGATAGGAAGTATAAGAATAAATGCCGGCGCCTAGTTGATCATCGGCAAAAAATTTACATTGTGCAAACGCTTTTTGTATTACAGTATTAATATCTTCGCCATAGGTAAATGTAAAAGATTGTTTAGTTAGATCAACGTCTATTGCCGATTGATTCCCGGCGCTCAATGGTGCTGTCTTTGGATCAACCACCGATGATGATGCTATGTCTGGATCTATATCAAACTTTAAAGTATCTGCTAATGCACGGCTTTCACGTTTAACTTCATCTAAATAATATTGATTATATTCATTTGCTACATTATTAAGTAGTTCGCCAAAAGTACTGGCTGTTACTGTAATTGCTTTAGGCAGTTTACAATGCATTTCTTTATAGGGAACATGCCCAGCTGGTGTAAATTGACAGTTATATTCGGCGCCGCCGCTGCCTACGTGCATTTTTATCGAAGTTATGTGTATCGGAAAACGTTTTCTATAAATTTCCGTTTGGTTAACTGGGATTTGATTTCCAGCATCGTCATATCCAAAAAAATCAATCTGTAACAAATATGTTTGACTAACATAATCATTATTTGGTTTAGTAGCCGCGTACGATGCTAGTACATTAAGAAAAGTAACACCATAAGGTTCTAATATTTTAAACTTGCCGCCTAAATCGTTTGTTTGTGCAGTTAAAGTGTTCGATCCAATCATTGTCATAATTTCAAGATCTTGCAGGTAATAATTTAATCCACCAGATCCGGGTATTCTCTGATTAGGATATAATCCTGAATCTTCTGCTAGTACGTAACTGTTAGGTAAAGTTTGTGCTAGTGCGGTATCAACATCAGTACATTGTGCCAGATCGTCGGCGTCTTCAAGGTCCAGCCACCACAAACTTAACCCATAGGTATATGATGCAAAATTATCCAATGGATTAGGTACCGGGATAGTCGGTGCTGGTTTTTTAACTGTCATTGATTAATATCCAATTGCTTGATTAACTATTGCAATACTCGGTACATAAATTATTGTGCCAGTAGTAAAACTCAACAAAGGATCTATTAGAATGTCAGGATTGCGTACAGCAAACACCCACCATAGGTCGCTATTTTTATACATGTCGTATGCTAGTAAATCAGGACGTAAGTTATATGCCGCATCAATTTGATATAATGCATCTGTTACATCTGCAGGAATAGTTTTTCCTGCCCACACGTCAAGGAATGGCCCCCATGTTCCTGTACCATAGTATGGACTTGCTTTGCTATATGTAGTTGCCATTATAGGAATCCTCCATTCTGAATACCTTTATTAGCATATTGTGGTTGCTTAGTTGCACCAAATGCGCTACCCGGCATTCCGGCACCTGTGGAGTTGATTAATGCACCAGCGGCAAAATCATTTAAACTAAATCCTTGGCTTTGTGCAAGACGACTGTATACAGGCTGTAAGGTCAATGTCATAGTACTAGTAGTTGGCAAGCGTGTACTATTCAATCGATAGTTTTGATATTGAGGATTGTATCCTGTGTTGGTTGCCGCAGGCTCTGGGATATCCATGTAGTCACAATCGGCTGGCATTGTGTGTCCAAAACTTGTAACCACACAAGGAACATTAGGCAGATAGTATTGTCCGTAACCGTTCAAGTAAACTATCGGTGGAGGATTACCGGCATTTAGATCTGCGCCAAAGAACATTTTTGTACACGCTCTAAAGAAATAAATTGCCGCTAATAGATATTGACCATCATTTACGTTTTGTACTGAAAAATCTGCACTAATAGTAATAGCGGCTACTTCAGAACTTGTGTAGTTATATTGTTTATAGTTGTTGTGTACAATTTCTTGCGGAGTGTATGTTGCATTATGCGTGACTGCTACTTGTGGAGTATATGGAAATACTACGCCAACACGCTTCGATCCACTGCTACCAAATAAGTTACCAACTTGTCCTTGTACCGCACTGGTGCCGCCTCCGGTTTCTTTAACCAATGGGCTTAATAAAATATTGTTTGGATCATTATAAAAATACGTACTGCCCGGTGCTAGACTAACCCGCACACGCCAATCATTTGCGGCTTGTGGGTAAATTAATACAGGACCTGGGCCAACAGTTTTATTACTATATTGGAACATGTCAGCTACGTTTTGACGTGTACTTGCAGAACTCAAGCCAACTGAGCCCAATAGGCTAGATGTTATTGCTGATCCAATCTGGGATCCAACACTTCCGGTTCCTCCAGAAGCTCCTGGTAATACTGCATTTGGTAATACTGGCATAGTTAATCCTGTTTATACAGTATTTATTACCTAGTATAAACGGCTAATATAATGTTTATTTTTTAAAATAGGTTGACCTTTGAAACTTAAATATGTTAGTATGTGCTAACTTTAAAGGAAACAAAGGATGGCCCGCAATAACTATCTAAATAATAAAGATATTCTAAAAGAAATACACAAAAGCAAATCAACTTACTGCTGTTTTGCAAACCCAGAAGATAATGCTTACGACATGATTCTTCCAGATGTAAATAAAATCAATAAAAAGAACATACTTCAAGCTCGTAAAGATCGTGCAGAACGTCTGGCTAAACTAGCACACGAAGCTGCCACTAGTGACGGTACAAAAGCCAAACTTGCTGATTTTGAAATTAAACTTAAAGACGTTAAAGATACTGATGTTGTATTCCGGGTAATGACCTGGGAACATATTCCAGTCGACGATGTTAAATCACGCAAAGCCGCTGTCAAAGCCTATGAGTTAGATGACGATGGTCCGGCACGTAGCGAATATGATGATGACGAGTTAGACATTGCAGGTAATACAAAATATGTTAAATGCAACTTTCCCCCATTCTTTCACTATAAAGTTACCGAAGAGGGCGAACCATACATTGTAGGCAAGAGCCATTGGAAGGGCACACTTAAAAAAGGCGAGTTCAGTCGTGACCACGGTAAAATGACTCCTAAGCTAGCTCATATGTTTATCAAACTGTGTGAACGCTATGCCACCCGCTCAAACTGGCGTGGTTATACCTACAACGACGAAATGCGTTCACAAGCATTATTACAGTTAAGTCAAATTGGTCTACAGTTTGATGAGTTTAAGAGTCAAAATCCGTTTGCCTATTATACCGCGGCAATCACAAACTCATTTACTCGTGTTCTAAATATCGAAAAGCGTAATCAAAATCTGCGTGATGATATTTTAGAAATGAACAACTTAACACCATCCTACACACGTCAAGGTGCTAAGATTAGTACAACAGCCGGCGGTAGTGACGGCGGTTACGACGATTGATAAAATAATATTTGATCTTTGTTATTTTTTAGTCTATACTATATGTTATGACTAATCTATTCAAAAAGGCCGCGGTCTTTACAGATATACATTTTGGGCTTAAATCAAACAGTACTCTACATAACGAGGACTGTTTGAACTTTGTTAAATGGGCTACTAGTAAAGCTCTAGAAGAAGGGTGCGACACCGCACTCTTTCTTGGTGACTGGCACAATAACCGTGCTAGCATTAACATTCTCACACTTCAATACAGTCTACAAGCACTAGAACACCTAAATGCTAACTTTGACAACACATACTTTATTCCGGGCAATCATGATTTGTATTATCGCGATAAACGTGATGTACAATCTGTGGAGTGGGCCAAACACCTCAGTAACATTCACATTTGTAACGATTGGGTTACTATGGGCGATGTTACTATTGCTCCTTGGCTCGTGGGCGATGACTTTAAGCGACTTAAGAAACTCAAAGGCAAGTACTTGTTTGGACACTTCGAACTCCCAGGATACTTAATGAATGCTATGGTTGCTATGCCAGATCATGGCGAAGTAGATCCTAAAAACGACATGAAGGGCTTTGAACATGTATTCTCAGGACACTTCCATAAACGTCAGACCAAAGGTAATATCACTTACTTAGGCAACTGTTTCCCACACAACTATGCTGATGCTGGCGACGATGATCGCGGCTTGATGATCCTAGAATGGGACAAAGAGCCTGTATATCACGCTTGGCCCGATCAACCTATGTATCGTGTGTTTAACTTGAGCGACGTACTTAAACATACCGAAGTGATGCTTAAACCCAATATGCATGTACGTGTTAACTTAGATATCGATATCAGCTACGAAGAAGCTACCTTTATCAAAGAAACGTTTATTGATACGTATAAGCTACGTGAGATTACGCTTATCCCGGCTAAGGTAACCGACTTAACTGAATATGAAATACAAGGAAACATTGAGTTTGAGTCTGTAGATCAGATTGTCTACAGTCAACTGAGCACAATCGACAGCGAACAGTTTAATAAAAACTTATTATTAGACATATATAGAAACCTTTAATGTACAAGTTTGAGGATTTACGTAGACTAGAAATCGAGCCCACAAACACTTGTCAGGCTCGTTGTCCTCAATGCTTGCGTACTCCGCCAGACGGTACTGTTAACCGTAGTCTCAAAGATACTTTGTCTTTAGACCTAATCAAAAAACAAATACCTGTGGAGTTTTGGGGTCGGTTAACTAGTATTAACTTTCAAGGGAGTACAGGCGATGCACTGGCATATCCAGATCTAGTTGAGTTGATTCAGTATATGAAACAGCATACAGATGCCAAGTTTAGTATACACACCAATGGTGGATTAGGTTCACGTACAACTTGGGAATCGCTGGCAAAAGTGTTAAATACTAATGATAAGGTAGTATTTGGCATTGACGGATTGGCCGATACTAATCATTTATATCGAGTTGGTGTTGACTACGGTACTGTAATACGCAATGCAAATGCATTCATTGGTGCGGGCGGTACTGCACATTGGCAGTTTATCACTTTTCGACACAACCAACATCAAGTTGCTGTAGCCGAAGCCCTGAGTAAAGAACTAGGTTTTAAACATTTTTACCTACGTACATCAGGCAGGTTTACTGACACTAACTCGCAAGCAGTTTACATTGACGGTCAACTTGCCCATCATATCGAACCCAGTGACTTTACCTTCGAACAGCCTGTTCATTTTGAGCATCAACTTAAAAGCAACATCAAGACTACTGCTATTAGTTGCGAAGCCGAACATACCAAATGGGTAGCTATCTATGCCGACGGAACCGTGTGGCCTTGTTGCCATTTAATGGGATGGCATCAAACACACACGCATAATATTTCCAAGTTGATTAATCGTAAGCTGGACGATGTTATTGAGGATTACTCAAATATTAGCCTGCACACGCACACTTTAGAAGAGATCATCAATAGCCCTGTTTTTCAAACCCGCTATCCTGCTAGCTTTGCAAGCAATCAACCAATACCAGTGTGCGTAAGCCACTGTAGACAACAATGAACCGACAAGAACTAAAAAACACTTTAGAAAAAGACTACAGTTTAGTATTGTTTGCTGACTTTGCCGAAGTTAGCCATGCGCCAACGGCAGCCTATCGGTTATTAGAATCCATACGTAAAGATGCATTTGCTGACAACGAGCGCATTGTATTTTATGGTAACTGGCCCAACATAGATTTGGTTAATCACGTAGCTCAAGCAAGAGAGTTACTTGATATCAGTGAGTTTTTTTGTATTTGGCAAAACGATGTGGAGGACGCTTTAACACCCGGAACAGGTTGGCAGCTTGCTGACACAGTATGCCCTTTACTATGGAGTCACTTAGAAGTTAGACATACAGGAGATGTTTATCCTTGCTGTGTCAATACTACCCCGGTAGGAAATGCTAACGAAAATACCTTAACAGAAATCTTTAACAATGATAAGATGGACCTTTTGCGTAAGCAACTGAGCACCGGAGGGCGACCCGATAGTTGCGATCATTGTTGGCGCTTAGAAAAACAAGGATTATCTAGTAATCGTCGATGGCATGTAGGTAAGAATCAAGTTAACTTTTACGCTAAGTGGTATGACAATGTTAAAATACGTAGTTTAGATCTAAAACCCAGTAATGTTTGTAACTTTAAATGTCGTACTTGTAACCCCAGTAATAGTTCAATGATTGCCGAAGAATTTAAAAGGTTTGGTGGTATACCGATAGTTAAAGATCGATGGGAAGAATATAGCGAATACACATGGAACGAATTAAATGGTTTATTGCCCACTATTGAAAACTTAGATTTTTTTGGCGGAGAACCTTTTTTGATCAAAGAACTAAAAAGATTTTTGCACAACGCAGTTGACAGCGGTGATAGTCAGCACATTAGACTACACTTTAATACCAATGGGAGTATCTTTCCATTAGATGTCATTGATGCCTTAAAACAGTTTAAAGAAGTGGATATTGCTGTTAGTATTGACGACATTGGTAAAAGATTTGAGTTGACTCGCGGAGGAACGTGGGATGAAGTATCTACTAACATTTTAAAATTTAAGAAACTTGGATTTACATCATATATTTTTTGTACTGTTAACGTACAAAATGTCTACTATCTAGATGAACTTATCAGCTGGGCCAATGAAAATAATATTGAATATGTATTCAACTTTTTAAATTTTCCAAAATATCTTAATATCGATTCATTGACCGATCAAGCAAAGCAAATGGTTGTTGACAAATATCAATCATCAACTGACACCCAGTTACTGGCTTTAGTAGCCCGAATTCAAAACTCTGCAGGTAGCAACGGCATTGATTTTGTTAATCGAATGAAAATGTTAGATCGTATACGAAAACAAGATTTTACCAGCACTCATAAGGAAATTGCCCAAGCTATGGGTTACGACTTGCTTTCTACCCAACAACTATAGTATAATGATAATCTATGTTTAAAATTAAAACTTTAACCGTTAAGAATTTTATGAGTGTAGGTAATACTACACAGGCTGTAAACTTTGATCGCAAGGACTTAACATTAGTCTTAGGCGAAAACTTGGACCTTGGCGGAGACGATTCGGGTGCAAGAAACGGTACAGGTAAGACTACTATTATCAATGCCCTTAGTTATGCCATGTACGGCAATGCTCTTACTAATATTAAGAAAGATAACTTAATCAATAAGACTAATCAAAAGAACATGATGGTTACTATTGATTTTGAAAAGGATGGCGTTGACTATCGTATTGAACGTGGACGTAAGCCTAATACCATGAAGTTCTTTGTGGGCGATACAGAAAAAGAAATCACCGACGATGCACAGGGTGACAGCAGAGAAACACAAGCAGAAATAGAACGTATGCTTGGTATGAGTCACGATATGTTTAAACATATCCTAGCCCTAAACACCTACACAGAACCATTCCTGGCACTTAAAGCCAATGACCAACGTACTATTATTGAACAGTTACTTGGTATTACACTACTAAGTGAAAAAGCAGATAGATTAAAAGAAGCAAACAAAGCTACCAAAGATGCTATTACTCAAGAGGAGTTTCGTATTAAGGCAGTCAATGATGCTAACGTTCGAATACAAGAACAGATTGACTCGTTAAAGCGCAGACAAACATTATGGTTTAATAAACATGCAGAAGAAACGCAGAAGTTACAGATCGGAATTGAGGAGCTTCAGAAAATCGACATCCAGGCCGAGATTCAGGCACACCAAGCGTTCAAGACGTGGGATCAAACTCGCAAGGATATCAATGAACTATCGTCGGCGATTAGTCGGACAAAGCTGGACCTTGGTAGGGAAGAAAAAACTATTAGCAAGATATCAGCAGACATCCTTTCGCTGGAGAATCATACGTGCCATACCTGCGGTCAAGAGTTCCATGACGAGAAGCACCAACAAGTTTTGGGACAGAAGCAGAGAGATTTGGCAGGAGCAACAGAGTCGGCGCAAACACTTACTGCCACATTGGCTGAACTACAGTCTGCTCACGATGGGTTGGGCAAGTTAGGTCCGCGCCCAGACACCTTCTACGACCGAGAGTCAGATGCTATTCATCATCAAGCTACTGTAGATAACTTAATCAAACAGCTAGAGGTTAAACTAGCTGAAGTAGACCCATATGTAGAACAGATTGCAGAAATGCAAGAAACTGCACTAGAAGAAGTCAGTTACGACACAATCAACGATCTTACCAATATTAAAGAGCATCAAGAGTTTTTATTAAAACTGCTAACAAACAAAGATTCGTTTATTCGTAAACGTATTATTGATCAGAATTTAAGTTATTTAAATGCCCGCTTGGGACAATACTTGGATCGCATTGGATTACCACACACAGTTAAGTTTAACAATGACTTATCTGTATCCATTACTGAGCTAGGTAGAGATTTAGACTTTGACAACTTGAGTCGTGGTGAACGCAATCGCTTAATTTTATCCTTGAGCTGGAGCTTCCGCGATGTGTGGGAAAGTCTATATCAACCCATTAACTTGTTATTCATTGACGAGTTAGTAGATAGCGGTATGGATAGTTCCGGAGTTGAAAACTCTTTAGCTATCCTGAAAAAGATGAGTCGTGAAAGTAACAAGAGTATTTGGTTAGTTTCGCACAAAGATGAGCTAGCGGGTCGTGTTAACAATACACTACACGTAGTTAAGGAAAATGGATTTACAAGTTACAACACCGATGTTGACATTACTTAGTCACAGACGTATACACATCGAGATCAGCAGTAAGTGTACATTAAAATGTCCACGCTGTCCTCGCACGGAGTTAAAGCCCGAGTTAGTTAATAGAGAAATCAGTTTGCTTGAGTTTCAACGTGCTTTTACCGCAGACTTGCTTGCTGAAATAGATGAAATAACATTCTGCGGTGACATTGGCGATCCTATCTATGCTCGAGATTTTTTAGATATTGTTAGGTATATTAAGGCAAGCCGTTTTGATACACATTTGATTATTGTTACCAATGGTAGTTATAAAGATACTGCGTGGTGGATTGAACTAGGCGAAATGTTAAATAATGACGATACTGTAACTTTTAGTGTTGACGGGTGGGATCAAGAGTCTAACGAGCAATATAGAGTTAACAGCAACTTTGAAAGTATTATCAATGGTGCTAAAGCCCTACGTGCCAATAGCAACTGTATTATGAACTGGTCGGCTATTTACTTTAACTTTAACGAAAAAGAAATGGGACATATACAACACCTAGCAGAACACCTAGGGTTTGATACATTTGAAGCTGTAAACAGTACCAAGTTTGACGGTGAGTATTTGGTCAACGGTATCGATCCTCTTAAACCAAGTCCAATGTATACTGTAGCTTCAGGAAAATATCGTGTAACAAGGTCACCTATTAGTGATCGTGGCGGCAACCGAACACTACTACGTCGTTATCCTACCAAAGCAACACATCCTTGGGCTCGTTGCGTCAATGGCGATAAGGAAATGTTTATTAACGTAGATGGATTAGTGTTTCCTTGTCCTTGGTTTAACTCAGGATACTTATACAACGACTTTGTAGAAAAGCACAGAGATCGGATTAGTATTAAGACACGTACACTAAAAGAAATACTAGCAGATCCTGTATGGGAAGAACTATACACACGCTTTGAAGTAGCACCATTAGATATTTGTAAGTTGAAATGCCGTGATGCCCAATAAAGATATATTCTGTAACATACCTTGGTACGAGCTACACATCAATCACGACGGTAGCTACGATCTCTGCGGCTGTATGAGTAAACTTATTACACAAACCGAAGATGCTCGAGAATGGAACATTCGTAACTATCCTGTTGCTGAATATTGGAATAGTCGCAGACTCCGTGACGAGAGATTACAGAAGATGAGCGATACTCCTAACCCTGCGTGTGGAGTATGCCAACATCAAGACTCTTTAGGTAGTCATAGTAAACGTATCAAAGAAAACTTAAAGAGCGTATTGTTTTATGATCGTAACTTTTATAAGAGTTGGGAACAAAGTCCACACCGAGCCGCATTTGAATACAGCGCCACAAACGATGGTGCTACAGTTACCCGGCCAGTTAGTTATCATTTAAGTTTAGGTAACGAGTGTGATCTAGCCTGTGTGATGTGTAGCCCAAACTCAAGTTATAAACTAGCCGCAGACTACAAGGCACTAGG